CGAACAGGCTACTGATGAAGCAAAGAAAATGGGCTACGAACTGGCTCAATATGCGGCGCAAGAAGTCCGGCGCGCAGCTCTTTCGCGCACAGTCAATCCGGTCGCAGTTCGACGAATCGCTGATGGAGTTCGGGTCAGCAGAACATCGAAAGTGGGCGAATTCTCTTATGGGTTCGCCAGTCAGCGTTTTAGCGGTGGTGGTTCGACGAAAGAGTTATGGCGTGGTTTTGAGTTCGGTTCTAATCGATACCGACAGTTTCCAAGACGCACTCCGAGAGCAGGGCTCCGGGGCAACGCTGGATATTTCATCTATCCGACACTCCGTCGCATTCAGCCTCAACTAGTCGCTCAATGGGTTCAAGCATTCGATCGCATTCTGAAGAAGTGGACGTGATATGGCAGAATTCAGAACGCTGAAACTTTCCATCCTTGCGGATGTCGATAACCTCAAAAAGCAACTTGGTCAGGGCGAAAAGGAAGTTCAGGGCTTCGGCTCAAAAGTCGCAGACTTTGGCAAGAAAGCAGCCCTAGCATTCGCCGCAGCTGCCGCAGCAGCCGGAGCCTACGCCGCCAAACTTGCCGTCGAAGGCGTCAAGGCAGCGATCGAGGATCAAAAAGCTCAGGAGTCGCTTCGTCGAACGCTTGAGAACGTAACCGGCGCAACCGAAGCCCAGGTCAAAGCGACCGAGGATTACATCTCAACGACCGCCGTCGCGGTGGGTATCGCTGACGATGAACTACGTCCGTCGCTCGATCGTCTTGTCCGAGCCACCGGCGATCTGACTCAGGCGCAACGCCTTCAGTCCATCGCGCTCGACATTAGCGCAGGCACAGGGCGAAGCCTACAAGCGGTCACAGAAGCCCTTTCAAAGGCTCAGGAAGGCAATCTGGGCGGTCTAACTCGCCTCGGTGTAGGTCTTACCGCAGCCGAGGTCAAAACCCTCTCATTCGAGCAGATAACGGCGAAATTAGGGCAAACCTTTGCCGGTCAAGCAGCCGCATCAGCGAACACCTTTCAGGGTCGCTTAGATCGTCTCAACATCGTTCTGGATGAAGCCAAAGAATCAATCGGGTTCGCGCTGCTTCCGATCCTTGAGCGTCTGCTCAGTTTCGTCAACGATCGCATCGTTCCAGTCATCCAGAAGTTCGCTGAAGATTTCGGTAGCGGAAACGGTTTAGCAGGCAACATCGAGCGCGTGGTCACAATCATTCGAACCGTCTTGACTCCGGTGTTCGAAGGCGCGCTAAGTCTATTCCGTCGAATCCGTGACGCAGTCGCAGCTAATCAGGAATCTTTCACTAAGTTCGGAGATCTAATCCGAACCTACATCGCACCGGTTATCGGAACGGTTCTGGGTGGTGCGCTCAAGGCTCTCGGAGTTATCGCTCAAGGCGTCATCAACATAGTCGCCAAAGCAGCTGATTTCATTCGAGCAACGGTCGAAGTGGCAATCGCCGGAATCAATGCCCTTATCCGCGCCTATAACGCAATCCCGGCACTACCTAACATTCCTACCATCAACGCACCAAGCGCAGGTGTTACCGCACCGTCTGCGCCAAGTATCCGGGCGATCGAGCGAGGTGTTCCGTCTGCTTCTCCAGCAGCCGCGCCGGTCGCTCCGGTTACCAATAACATCACGGTCAATGGAGCCATCGATTCTGAGTCAACGGCTCGTCAGATCGCCAGAGTCCTCACAGAATCAGCGTCACGCGGCACAGGTGGCGGCGGTGGCTTCTTAGGCGGTGTTCTCGTAACGTGACGGCTTGGGCTCCCGAATACCGTATCCGCGCTAACGGCGACACAATCACCGGCATTACTCTGGTCGGGTTCTCGATTACTTCTGGTCGAACCGACGTGAACTCGCAGGCTCAGGCAGGATACGCAGCGATTCGAATCCTCAACCTGACCAATCAGGTTTACACATGGGGGATCAATACATCGATCAACATCGAGGTCAAAGATACGACTGCGACATTCGTTCCCATCTTTGGCGGTCGCATCTCAGATATTGCCGTGGGAGTTGAACGAAGCGGATCTGAAGGCGCAATCACGGTCATCGACATCTATGCCCTCGGAGCCCTAGCCAAACTTCAAAACGCAGTCTGGGAAGGTTCGTTGAGTAAGGATTTTGACGGCATTCAGATTCGAACCATTCTCGAAAGCCTTTTGACCAATTCGTGGAATGAAGTAGCAACGTCTGAAACATGGAATTCCTACGACGCGACCGTTACATGGGAGGACGCCGAAAACGTCGGCATAGGCGAAATTGATGAGGGCGAATACGAAATGATCAGCCGATCTGCCAGCCCGGTCAACATGTATTCCTATGTTTCAGATCTTGCGAATTCGGGCATCGGGTATCTTTATGAGGACGCTAACGGTTTGATTTCCTACGGAGACGCAAATCATCGTCAGGAATATCTGGTCGCCAATGGCTACGTCAATCTTGACGCTAATGACGCACTTTCAGACGGTATTCGTTCGACGACTCGTCAGGGCGACATCGTCAACGATCTTGTAATCAATTACAAAAACAACTTCGGAACGTCTTACACATTCACCGACCAAACGTCTATCGATAATTTTGGGCTCTATGCTCGATCAATCAACTCGCTCATCGATGACGATCCGGACGCTGAATTGGTCGCGGAACGTTTCGTCAACTTTCGATCCACGCCCAAAGCCAAGTTCGACTCGATTACCTTTGCCCTACAAAACCCCGAAATCAGCGACGCGAACCGTAATAGCCTTCTCAACGTGTTTATGGGTATGCCGGTCGCCATCGCTAACCTGCCAGCCAATATCAACTCTGGCAACTTCGTGGGTTATGTCGAGGGCTGGACGTTCCGATCAAGCCTTTCGGGGCTTTCCATATCTCTCACCCTCAGCCCGACCGAATTCTGGACAGTTGCTCAGGATTGGGATCAGGTTACGGCTACCCTCGAATGGGCAGACGTAGATGCTACACTTACATGGCAGAACGCGACAGGAGTAATCGACTAATGGCAACAACTACGATCCTCGGCATCACCCTTCCCGACGATACGGATCTGGTCAAAGATGGCGCGTCTGCTATGCGCACAATCGGCAACGGCTTCGATGACTCGCTGGCGAAAGTAACGCTCAACGATCAGACGGCAACCTACACGGCAGTCCTTACTGACAACCGTAACAAGTTGGTTCGAATGAACGTCTCGACCGCTAATGACTTTTTGATTCCTACAAACGCATCAGTAGCGTTTCCTATCGGTTCAATCATCAACGTCACGCAACTTGGAACCGGAGCAACAACAATCAAGGCGGTAACGTCCGGAACTACTACCATTACATCAACCGGAGCGACTTCGACTGCGCCGGTGCTTCGTGCGCGATATTCAGCCGCATCATGCGTCAAAGTCGCAACCGATACGTGGTTGGTCATTGGAGACATCTCCTAATCATGCTTTTAGGAATTGTTTCAGCGCAAAACTACCCTCGCACATTTAGCGCGGATCTTCTAGTTGTCGGTCCGGGTGGCGGAGGTGGTCCTAATGGACGTGGCGGTGGTGCTGGTGGAGAACATAGAACCGGAACACAAAACCTAAATGTTGCGACAAATTACGCCATTACCGTTGGTGCTGGTGGAACTTGGGCTGGAAATTTAGGTCGAACCGGCACTTCATCTACTTTTACAGGCACATCAACAATCACATCGTTAGCCGGTCAAGATGGCGGTGACCCTGCTGGTGGAACTGGACAGAATGGCGGCGCAAACGGTGGACAATTTGGAAGTCCAACTGGAACTAATGGAAGTGCTGGAACTGCGTCATCCATTACTGGTGTCTCTATCACTCGCGTTGGTGGTGGAGGTGGAGGTTCGGGTGGGACAACCAGTAGCACCACTGGAGGAGCAGGTGGTGGTGGTGGGGGTGGTAGAAGCACCGGCAACACGGCAACAAGAACCGGCACTAATGGAACTGTGAACACCGGAGGCGGCGGTGGTGGTGCTGGTAACAATGCTTCGCCCGATGTTGGAAATGCGACTTTAGGTGGATCTGGAATTATTATTTTGAAATATCCTAATGCGCGCACCCTAAGCGTGGGCGCAGGTCTAACCGCCGGGGTTACGAATGGCGATGCTGGCGGTGGTTTCCGCTATACAACAATCACAGCAGGCAGTGGAAATGTGAGTTTTTCATAATGGCTCATTACGCGTTGATTGATGAAAACAACATCGTCCAAAAAGTGATTACTGGTGTCGATGAGGACATTATTCAATATGATGAAAATGGTGACGCCGTAGGTGGCTCAACAGAAGCATGGGAAGAATTTTACGCATCGTTACCGTGGCATTTAGGCTATGTATGTAAAAGAACGTCCTACCATCATCGAATTCGGAAACAGTTTGCCGGTTATGGTTTTACATATGATCCTGAAAAAGATATTTTTATCGCACCAAAACCTTTTCCGTCGTGGAGTTTGAATGGGAATAATGATTGGGAAGCACCAATCGAATATCCCAATGACGGCAAGTTATATCGATGGAACGAGGAAGAAGGTGATTGGTTAGTCCATGAAGAAGAAAACACCGTGGCTTAGCCATGCCGGACGCCAATTACGCGAGCAAATTGACGATCGTTACCCTAATCGTGATCGTCGTTCTGACGGTTGGGTGGCTGACTCGAAGCATTCTTCAAAGTCTGATCACTCACCTCGAAGAAACGGAGTGGTCAGGGCAATAGACATCGACGCCGGGTTAGGTCACTCAAAGGCGTCCGGAATGCTCGCATTAGCCATCATCGAAGCTGCCAAAGCCGGAGACAAGCGGATCAAATACGTCATTCACAAAGGTCGAATAGCATCAAAAATCAGGGGATGGGCGTGGCGTCCTTACACCGGGCTCAACCCTCATGAGACACATATTCACGTCAGTTTCACTCGCAAGGGTGATCGGGATCGAAGTAACTTCGCAATCTAAGGAGAATCGTGAACGATTACATGAAACATCCAGCAGTTCTAGCCCTCGGCGCATTCCTTAGCGCATGGGCGGCGACCAACTTTGATCTCGACTACCGAGCCGTTCTTTGGTCGGTCGTTGCCGGTGTCTTTGGATACGCGAAGCCCTTCAAAAAGTGAAGGCTGCCGAATGGGTCGGACTGATTGCTGGTCTGACCGGGATTCTTGGTGCGTTTGTAGCAGCTCTGCGATGGACGGTTCAGCAGTTTGTCCAAGAGATAGGCAATCAACTATTTCTCAGGATGGATCGTCTGGAAACTGAGATCGGCGTGTTGACGGCGAGACAGTCAGACATCTATGCCACCATTATCACCGAAAGGGGTTCTCATGGCTCGAAAGACAAAGGCTCAAAAACTCGCAAGCCTGCGCGCAAAAGAGCGAGCCGCTAAGAGAACGAAACCCATCACCGCTCTCGATCTGTGGGCGATCAGTCTTTATGAAGTGACTGAGTCCATGAAGCGAGCAGGTTTTGACGACGCAACGATTCAGGGCTGGCTCTGTGATCAATCCTTGCCAGAATGGGTCTTATCGCCATCGAAGCCGATTGAGGACGATGACGACGAGGAAGAAGAAGATTATTAGGCGAACCGTTGTTATCAGCGATCTCCAAGTTCCGTATCATGACTCAAAAGCCGTCAAAAACGTCGCAGCATTCATCAAGCGATGGAAGCCCGACCGAGTTGCCACCGTCGGCGATGAAATCGACCTTCCTCAGTTGTCCCGATGGGAGCGCGGTCTTGCCGGTGAGTTCGCTGGAACACTTGACCGGGATCGACGAATCACTCAGGAAGTTCTATTCGACTTACGTGTTACGGATATGGTCAGAAGCAATCACACCGACCGGCTCTATAACTCCATCAAAACCCGGCTTCCAGCCTTAGCAGCCTTGCCCGAACTTCAGTTCGAGAATTGGCTTGGGCTTCCGGATCTGGGCATCAAATTCTGGCGCGATCCTATGCCGCTGGCTAAGGGTTGGATTGTCCTTCATGGCGACGAGGGAGCCGTCTCGCAGAAGGGTGGTCAAACAGCCTTAGGATTGGCTCTAAGGCATGGAAAATCGGTGGTCTGTGGTCATACCCATAGGGCAGGGCTTTCGGGGCTCACACAGGCTTCTGGAGGCGTTTTAGGGGGTATTCTCTGGGGCTTTGAGGTCGGCAATCTGATGAATTTCCTTGACGCCAAGTATCTCAAGGGCGGTTCAGGCAACTGGCAGCAGGGCTTTGGGCTGATTTACGAGCATAAGAACCGGGTCACGCCGGTATTCGTGCCGATTGAGCGTGATGGATCGTTTGTGGTCGAAGGGAAGGTATATGGATGAGATTGTGCCGCTTATCCGCACGATCGACGACCATATTGACGACTGGGATGCCGCAAGTGATTTCGTTATGAAATCGTTATCAAACAATGAGCCAAAGTCTCACCGCTAAGGCGTAGCCTTCAGCTGCCGGATCAACCCACCGGCAGAATCGGGAAATCATGACCGCTATGGGATTCGACCCATTAGCCATCTATTACATCATCGCACTCATTAGCATTCCCATTCTGGGTCTGCTTTACACCGCAATTACCGAAAACTTCTACTGGAAAGGTTGGCAAGATGGAAAACGATTCGCCGAAGGCAATCAACCCACAAAGCATTCTCGATGAAGCAGGTTTTATTCGAGGTGAACGAGGAAAGGTTTACGGTCACCCATATATCAATCATCGACGCATCGCCGATCTTTGGTCTGCTTATCTGGGTATCCCGATACCACCGGATCAAGTCGCGGTATGTATGGCTCTCGTCAAGATCAGCAGGATCGCCGAAACACCGGGTCATCGAGGTCGAGACGGTTACGTTGACGGAGTGGCTTACCTTTCACTCGCTGCCATGCTCGCAACAGTCGATCCAGAGGAATTCGATGCCTATTAGAGCCAATCATGACTCAAAGATTTGGTGCGACATCTGTAAACTCAGATTCGGAAAGGTCGGTGGTGAGTGGCATATTCGCGCCATGACGCCGGCTCGCTGGATCGTCATAAGTGAAACAAAGGAGCGAAGGGGTCGCATGAAGGCTTACTGTCAGCCATGCGCGAACGAAGCGCAAATGGATGGACAAGGAAAAGTGTGGACGTTTCGAGAGCAGCTCGATTACGCATTAGGAAAAGAGGCAATAAATGGGATGGAATCTGAATGATTACGAACCGGTCGAAGATCGCTTGGCTAAATTCTGGAATGATTATCCACCGGGTCGCATTGAGACGGAGTTGGTGGCATACGAAGGTAATCGCTATATCGTGGCTGCTCGACTGTATCGGGTGGACACGGATCCCAAGCCATTCGCAACAGGGCTGGCAGAGGAAACGATTTCTGATCGAGGCGTCAATTCAACTTCGGCTCTTGAAAACGCTGAAACGTCTGCTATCGGACGAGCGTTGGCTAACGCCGGATATGCTCCAAAAGGTAAACGCGCTAGCCGCGAAGAAATGGCAAAAGTAGCAAGGGGCGACACGCCGATCGTTTCACATCCGTTCAAGCCCTCAGAAGCGGTCAAAGAGGTTCCAAACGAACCTCAAACCGTGGTCTGGGAGGATGAATCCGAGACGAAGGCATTTCAAGACACAACCGACATCGCAGCTGCTTTCGGCGGTCAGGTAGTCGGCTTCAAGTGTAAGCATGGCGAGATGCTGCTCAAAGAAGGCACATCAAAGGCAGGGAAGCCCTATCACGGATTCGTCTGTGGGGCTAAATCAAAGGCTGAACAATGCGAAGCCCGATGGGCGAAGCAAGGCAATAACGGTCAATGGGTGTTCGAGGATCGAGCTGCCGGATGGTAGAAGATCGAACCGGTGAGCCGAATCCGCGTCCGGTGACGTGCGATTGGTGCGGTGAAGTGCTGGTCAGTTATGCCGGAGTGCGAGTCCAGATGGCTGAGCATGATCCGCTCGACTATAACTGGGCATGCGAGAGCTGCTACGAGAAAATCCGTCATGGTGAACTATGAGCAACGCATCGAGGAGGCAACGTGGTCGGGAGACTGAGAAGATTTTTGCGGATTATCTGGTTCGTCACGGATTCAAGACCGCTCATGTTACGTCTATGGCTGCTTCTGGCAGCGATGTTCTGGGTGTCGATGGCGTGGATTGGGAGGTCAAGGCTAGACGAGGATTGGTCATTAGCGAGACTATGGCTCAACTGCGCAGACGCAGACGCGAAACCGGACTAGGGGTTGGGATTCTCAGACTCGACAAACAAGGCGAGAAAGCCGTAGGCGATTGGGTTGCCATCCTTACGGCTGATGATCTGATCTATTTACTCAAGGCGGCAGGCTATGGCGATCCCAGATAAACGAGTCCAGCGGTGTATCGGCTGCGGAAAGTGGGTTTACATGCGTGAACTGTGTGAGGATTGCTATCCAAAGGATCAGGCAGCATGAAAACGACACGCCGTCTGACCTGCGGTTATGTAAATGGACTTGACGACCATGATACGCTTAGCCTGCCAGCCGGCGGAGTCGGAGCTCGAGCCGGGGCAGTAGCGATCGGGAGGGCTCTATTCATCACGCTTTTGGCGTTCTTCATGCTTTTATCAGTTAGCCTTCCTAATAGTTATGGTTGGAAAAACCATTCAATGAATTTGAAGTTATATGCTCATAATGAGATAAAGAATTGGACTCAGTTTGAGTGTTATGTAGAACTGATTCATCGAGAGAGTAGTTGGAATTACAAAGCTCGAAATGGAAGTCATTACGGACTAGGTCAGGTGCGATCTACGTGGTATCGCGACCTTAGTCCTCGTAAGCAAATCAAGGCGCATCTACGATATATCGAGCATCGATACGATGGCTCACCATGTAAGGCACTTCGTCACTTGGTGAAGGTAGGCTGGCACTAATGACCAGCAGCCTTAGTAACAAGGGATCGACGAGTAAGTGGCGACGCATTAGGGCGCAGGTCTTGCGTCGTGATCAGAACACGTGCTTTTACTGTGGTGGTCATGCGAACACGGTTGATCACATCGTTCCTAGATCGAAGTTGGTCGATCAGAACGCAGACACGTTAGACAACATGGTTGCTGCGTGTGTTCAATGTAATTCAAGCAAAGGGGGGCGGTTTTTTGGTGAGCGTTTGACAC